TGCGGAAGTAGAGAGACCGCACCAGCAGTAGCAGCAGTTGCAAGAGAGATGCCTACTCCGCTGCTATTGTTGGTGTCAGTTTGCATTACTCGGATTTAGGTTGAGCGGCTTGCTTGATCTTTTCAACAATTGGCAAAGCGACGGCAGCATTGGCGAGACCGCCAGCTTTCACAGCAATGTCCAAAAGCTGAATGATGTTGTTGGCTTCTTGTTCGTTGAGCTTGAGCGTAATTTCCATATTAGGCGACCGGAGCTTCAACGACCGGAGCTTCACCGTCAACAGCGGGGACAACCAAAACCGGCTCCACCTGCGGCAACATCGGCGGGACGATTTCAACCGGCGGCGATGAAGGCTGCGCCGCCCACGGCAGCGGAGGAGCGATGATCGGCGGGTTGATCTGGTTCTCGATCTGCTGCGTCACGTTCGCTTCGATGGCGGTCTTGTCGACGCCATTGGCGAAGCACCAGTTCAAGACCTGCTGCTCGGTCAGATCCTCGTAAGGAGTGAACGAACCGCTGGGCGGAGCGAACGAGCAGGAGCCGTAGCAAGTGCCGCTGTAGTTATCCTGCGAGCCGTTGCAACGCCAATCGGCGGTGATAACGACATCGGTGTGAGTGCCTTCGGTCGGCTTAACGAGAAGGTGTTCGATGATCCAAGAGAGGGTAATCATGGGATTAGGCGAGAGTGATGTTTGCAATGCGGGTTGTTCCGTCAGATCCGCGATAGCTGAATCGGAGGTTGGTGTTGCTGGTGGCGTTGACGGTGAGCTGGCCGTTGGTGGTCAGCGTTGCGGGAGTGTTTGAAGACAACAGGATCAGATTCCCACTCGCATCGAGGGTCATCGCGGGGCTGAAGGTTATTGTTCCGCCAGCGCTTGGCGTATTGGTTGAAATGTTCCAAGTGTGGACATTACCCTGAATGTCATAACGTCCAGCCGTAGCGGCGTTTTTGTAGACGTTATTTCCAGCGGTATTGAACGCCGAGTTGCTGAACAGTCGAACGCTGTCGGAAGAGCCAGCAATCGCACCGCCAGTGCTGATGTCGATACCCTTAAACGCAGCATTCCACGCACTCGGCACAACCCCCACGCCGACGAATGCATTCTGATCAACCGTCAAAGCGAATAATCCAGAGCTTGTAACTAGTGACAGCGTGTCTGCGTTTACATCATATCTGAATCGGTATTTAACATTACCACTCTGCTTGAATCCGAAATTGGTATTTGATCCTGCTGCGCCATCGTGAATATAGATGTCTCCGGTTTTGACGCTTAGCTTGTCCGATGGACTCATCCCCACGCCCAGCCCCGTGGAGTTCAGGGTCATGGCGGTGGAGCCGCCTACGGACCAAGTGGAGACGCCAGTGGCATCAATCAAATACCGTTGCACCAAGTTACCAGCGGAATCAGAGGTGAACACCTGATACTCACCACCGGCAGAACCAGCGGTTTTAACACCTTTAATCTGAGAAAAGATATTCGCGCCAGAGGTTCCAGAAGTGTATCCAAGGAAGTTGAATATTCCACCCACACCAGTAGCGGCAGATGTGTCGTCCTGAATGGCAAGAACCGGCGAAGTAGTACGAACGTGCGCGGTGTAAGCAGGTGTTGCCGTACCAACACCAACACCAGTGCTGGTAACCACCAGCTTATTCGTCCGCACCGTCAGATCGCCGCTGATGGTGGCGCTGGCGAGGGTGGCGGTGGGACTACAAGCCAGCAGGTTATTCAGCGAAACCTTCTTGGTCGTTCCGCTCGCTGCCATCGACGTATCAGAAACGTCCACGATGACCAATGGATCGTTTGCGGGATCGGTGGAAGTTCCGATGCTCGTTAAAGCTGTAATCTTGCTATCAGGCATAGGTCAAAAAGTTAATCTGTGGAAAGTGAGAAAATGATTTTAGAACTACCGTCTTCTTGGAGAACAAATGAAACGCCATCCTCTTGGATCATATCTCGACGCATCGCAGGATATGCCACCTCAATGGCATCATCCGACGTAGACAGTTGCAGCGAGAGCGCGAGTGTCATTAGGTGGTTGCTCTGGAGAAGTATGCAATAACAGCACCACTCGAAAGGGTAAAGCTTGAGATTCTACCCACAATGGTGATGCCAGCAGGAATGGTGGTTGCGCTCCACGTTCCAGTGATACCAGTGCCAGCAATGGACGAGATCACGGTCGCGGTGATGGTCTGGATTGCGATGTAACCGCTCGTCTGAGCGGATGTTCCGGTGACCAGAGTAAAACCCTGATGGCCCATCGAATCCTGCGTTGCTAAATCGGTCTGGTATGCGGACATTTTGAAATCTGGTTAGAGGGGAGGCCACCGGAACTTTCCAGCAGCCTCCCCAATTTTAACGGTTAACCTTTACGGACTTTCGGTGCTAAGGCTCCTTGTACCCACAAGATGAGCTTGCCTCCTTCAGGAACAGAAACAGTGTTGAAATTGTCGCGTTGGAGAGACGCATCAATATCGGGACCGGAAACGAGCTTAGATTTGCCGTTCTTGTCCACTGCAATGGTAGTAGCGAGACGCATATCCTTAAGGATTAAGCGGTGATCAGCACTTCAGCTTGCGTAGTGTCCGCAGCAGCAGCACCGAACATGATGTCGTAGGACGCCATGTGCGAGCGTGTGGCGCGGGAATACCAGACCGAGAGCAAGCAGGACAGACCGTTGTTGGTGGTAACCGTGCGCTGTTCGATGAACTCACCGGCAACCATTCCAACCGGAAGACCGGCTGCGATGGCGATAGCGTCAGGGCCGCAGACAAAGCCAGCGGTGTTGGTCTCAGCATTAGTCCAGCGGTTGTTCTCGGCGATGACATCGAATCCAAAACGGCCGTTCGCAAGCGAAGACAGACGGCCATCGGGGAAGGTGTTAGAAGCCGACGAGAACAACAGGCGAGCGATGTGTCCACCGTCCAGAACGAGGTTCTTGGAACGATAGTTCTTGGCAGCAGCGAGAATCGCGGGGAGGTCGCTGGTGTCGAAGTTGGCAGCGGTTCCAATCGTAACGGCGGTGCCGTAGTTAGCGGCAGTCATCACGGCAGTAATCTTGTCGCTAATACCATAAGCGAACAGATCAGCAGAACCAGCAGCAAGATCAGCCAGAGCGTAACCCTGATTTAGTTCTTCTTGAGTGACGGTAAAGTTCTTGCTGATTTGGTCAACGGTCACCGAAGTGGCAGCGAGCGTCGAATCGTTGTTGGTCTCCCAGTTGGTCGGATTGACCTGAGCGGCAGTGCCGGTCGTGAACTTCTTCACGCGAACGGTGGCTTTCGGACGGAGGTTGTCCAGACCCACGTTGCGGCTGAAAGCGTCAACCATCGCCAACTTGGTAGCGGCAACGGTGATGATCGCGTCAGCGAGGTAATCCACGACAAGCGTCGAGGTAAAGGAGTTCGCGTTCTGCGGAGCGAAGATGCTCTGCTGACGGAGAAGCTCGCTGTGGTTCTCGACCAAGAAACGACGACGCTCCGCACCAGCGCGAAGAGACTTGTGCTTCTCCAGCAGCGGGTTGCCGAGGTTCTCAATAACGGGACGCACCGGCTCAGGAGCAGGAGCGGCGGCGGGAGACTTCATGGAAGCCTCAAGAGCGGAGAGCTTAGCCATGATGGACGCGAGATCAACGGAAGCGGCAGGAGCAGCCGCAGCCGTCACAGTAGTGCTATCGGACATATCTTTTGTGTCGGGTTGTTGTGTTGGTTGCGGCAAAGAAACTTTGCCATTTTCGCTGATAGCGTTATTGCCATCCGCAGAAACTTTGTCGTCTGGAGAATCATCTTCCTCCAGTTCTTCACGCTCCAGTTGAGCGTACAGAGCGCGGAACCAATCGCGTCCAGCAGCACCTCCCCAGAGATTTGCTGCAACATCAGCGGGAGTGTTGGGTTCAGCCTCAAGAAATCGTTCATTGCGACCCCACCAAGCATTGGCTTTTTGGACCTTATCTTCGGTGGGAATTTCTCCAGCAACGAGGGACTCAGCCTCAAGAACGGTTTGCTTCTCAAGACCATCACCAGCCAAACCTTCAGCGTATTGCTCAAGACCTTTGCGGAGGTTGTTTTTGACCGTCTCGGGAGCGGTCTTGGTGACGGCTAGCGGATGCCACTTAGCAGCCATCGCAAGCTGTTTGATGGGTTTGTCTACCAAGCCAAACTGAATCGCTTCGGCGGTAGTAAACCAAGTCTCCGATTTCATTGCAGCGCGGATGGACTCGGGAGAGCGTCCGGTCTTCTTGGCATACACTCCAACCAGCACTTCAGCGTGTTGATCCAGAGCATCAGCCATTTTACGCATATCTTCCGAAGTACCAGAAGCCATTCCAGAAGGATCGTGGATCATCATTAGAGCGGCATCAGCCATCTCTACTTTATCTCCAGCCAGAGCAATAATCGAAGCAATGGAAGCCGCAATACCAACAACCCGAGTGGTCACCGGAGCTTTGCGACCGCGCAACTGATTGTAGATACTCAGACCATCCCAGACATTGCCACCGGGAGAGTTGATCTCCACCAAAAGCGGACCATTGCCAACTTCAGCGAGAACGTCAGAGAATTGCTTGCCAGATAGACCATTACCACCAAACCAATCTTCGCCAATCTGGTCAAAGATTTGAATGGTCGCAGTCTCACCAGCGGAAGCCGCAGGAGCGTAATAAAGCCAATCTGATTTCTTGGTGAAGCTCATTCTGTTTTGGCTTTTTGTTTGCGAGTCTTCTTTGCAGTAGCAGTAACAACCGTTTCTTCTACAACTGGAACTGCACCGCCTTCTGACGGAACCACCGGAGCGGGACTATCAGACGGAGACGGTTCAGGAGGTTGCGGAATAGTCGGCTCGGTCTTAATACGCTCTGGCCGATCCTCTTGTATAGTAGAAACTTCTGACACTCGGAGTCCGTACTTACCAGCAAGCTCTCTGATAAACAAAGCTTGTTGAGCTTTTGCTTCTAAAGCTGAACGCCAATCAAGTCCACGCGCACCGTAAACCTCATCATAAGTCAGAATGCCAGCTTCCAACTCAGCCAACTGAGCAGCGGAATTACGACCAACATCAACATTTGGGGAGCGCGGAGCGGTTATCGCTACTTCGTACCAGTCAGAAGGAGCGTCGTTGAGCGTGGGATCAGTCTTGATAGCGTACTCCATGACATATTCATAAATACGCCGAGCCGCTGACGACATCACTTGATGACGAGACTTAAACCACACAGCAGACATATCTAGCGCACCGCGATAGACAGTTCCCTGCATGGACTCGGGATAAACAAGAACGTAAGGAATACCAACACCAGCACAGACTTTCTCGGTCAGTTGACGCCAGTACTCGCGCATATTCACACCGGGACGTTCCGTTGCGAACTGCTCAAATGAATCACCGTTCTTGAGTACTTTAACAGACGATCCAAATACCTGTTCGTAATAGTTCTCCGCAGTGTTCTGAGTGGTTTGAGAAATTCCACCAGATCGAAGGCTGGAGGCTTGGACCTCACCGGATACGGTCTTCACGATCTGAGCGACGGAAGCACCTAACTTACAAGCTTCCATCTCAAGCTTTTGCAAGTCGTCGAGATCGTGAAGATCATTGATAACCGCAGAGACAAACGGGAGACCCCTAAGCTGACCGGGACGATTCGGCTCGTAAATGTGAACCACCGAGTCAGAACCAATTGAGCGAACGTCAGTGAGATTACCCTGAGTCTTCTCGGAACCGATAAAATAGGCAACAGATCGACCAGTGCGCGGATCAAACCGGATACCGTCAAACACGGTCTGGTCTGACTCCATTCCAGCAGGAGTGGCAATGGATTGAGCTTCGATAAGCTGCAATCTTGGCTTTCCGCTCTCACCTTTGGTAAGAAGGATAAAGCTTTCACCGTCGAAGAACCAACCGCGAGCCGCTTGACTCATCAGTGTTGCAAACGACTGACGCGAACCGATATCGGGATAACGGCTCCAAACGTCAAACCACTTTTTGGCTTTGAGATTCCAAGCTGGATCACTAGAAGCAGGTTGAACCGAGAAGCTAGAGCCAACGGTGTAGCTCTCAAACAAGTCGCCCAATCTATTCAGAACAGCATTGTTCTGCTCAAAGAAACGGGACTTACGGACAATGGCTTGTCGAGTTGAACTCGTTACATCAAATCGAGCCGAAGTGTAGGACGTATCAAGATACGAACGACGCAATGACTGACCGGCTCCCTCGTACTTATTAACGGGAGCGGGAAACAACTTATTAGCAATGGTTTGAAGGATTCCCATTAGCTCATCCGAGTTGTGGCTTCACGACGGAACTGTGTGAAATCACCGTAATAGCGAGTGACTGCAACCAGAATGGTTCCAAGCATCTTGTTATAGATCTGGAGATCTGACGGATTGGTGATTCCGTCTCCAGCCAACAGAGTCACGGCAAGATCGTAGTCTGACAGCAGTGATTCCCACATTTCCAACATTTCACCAGCGGAAGCGGAACCCTTACCGGGTTCAGCGAACTCAACGGAAACGTCAGAACTAGAAGTTGAGCGGACAACTTGACCGGACTCTATAGCGTTTGCGGCAACCGTTAGCTTTGCAGTCAAAGCTTCCAGCAAGCTCAAAGCGGCTTTGCTTGCGTAGGTGGTACGCAAATAACTCCGCTTTGTTGCTACGGTGTAGGTCAACACTTGTGCGGACTATTCACAGACCAACTGTGAAGTCAACTACTAGAATTTTCTGAACTAGTAGATGCGAGATCGTTCCACAACATCACCATCGCCAATTGCATCAATTCACAGTCATGCAAATGATCGGGCCAGCGAGTGTTTCGCTTGAACCACAAGTGTTTGATTCGTCCCGCTCTGTTAGCCGTTGGCTTGAGAACGTGAGAATCTAAGTGCTTCCAGTATGTATCGGAATCGCTCGCAAATGCCCCCTCAGCCTCTAGTGGTGCGGGTAGGCTGCAAACGGTCCATTGGTGATTCTCGGACCCTTTACGGAGCCGCTGAAGCACTTCCCGCATGTGTTCAGTATCGAAGACCAACAAAGGTTGGACCGCATCAGTCCGCATTGACGTTGAAGTCGTAATTCCAAATGGATGGATTGCACCAGTCTTACTGGTGAATCGCGCTCCGGTTTCTCGGCCTTTCATTGGCATCCAACCAATAAGCATTGGCTTTCGTAGCCCTCCCTCTGGTGGATACCGGAGACCGCATGGGTAGGTTATCGGGTTGCTGCTTATTAAAGAAAAACCGCCACAAGCGTCGTAAACGGCTTGTGTATTAAAGCCAGAATCAACACCAACGTCCATGTCGTGAACGTTGTATTGCAATTGGACTCGTCTAAGTGCAGCGAAATCGTCTGCATGACCAGCAGCGACAAGACGCGAATTGCCTTTGCTCCACTCTCGACAAACCCACCAGACAAACGGAGCAGCGGCTTGTACGTCAGCCGTTAGGTATCGTCTGGCTTCGGGGAGTCCAGCATCAGACACGACCTCCACTCGCTCCTGTTGAGATTCTTGGTTTTCCCACGG